GAAGCAGAGGCGGGAACTATTAAAATAGATTCCTTGGAGAACCTTGGTGAAGAACTGTAAATGGTGTGAAAATAAATTTAAAGCAAAAGTAACATATCAGATATATTGTTCTGAGGAATGCAGAGAGGCTGCAACTAAAGAAAAAATTGCTGAAAGATATGTTATTTCACGTAGACAAAAAAGAATTGGTAAGGCTAGAAAGTGCAAAAACTGTGGCAATGATTTGTCAATATATAATGATGAACCAATATGTACTTTTTGTTTAATTAATCCAGTAGAAGTTGTTAAGGCTTTAAAGAAAATGAGGATTATTATTAATGACAAAGAATAAGTGGGGCCTAGAGATTATGCCTAATAATATTTGTGCAATGGATGCAAGCACAAATAGTTTGGCTTTTTCTGTTTATAATAACAAACAACTTGGTTTTTTTGGAAAGATTAATTTTACTGGTAATACAACATATGAAAAGGTTGGGGATGCTTGCATAAAGACTCAGGCATTATTTGATCTTTATGATATAGATGCTGTGGTTATAGAGCATACAGTATTTATGAATAGTCCAAAAACTGCTGCAGATCTAGCCCTTGTACAGGGTGCCATTATAGGTGCTTTAAAAGTTTGCGGGGTATCAACAATAGGATCAGTATCACCAATCACATGGCAAAACTTTATAGGTAATAAGAAGATATCAAAAGAAGAAAGAATATTAATTGCAAGTCAAAACCCTGGCAAGTCAGAGTCTTGGTACAAAACATATGAAAGAAATTTAAGGAAAGAAAGAACTATAAGGTTTGTCAATACTATATATGATAAAAATATAAGTGATAATGATGTTGCTGATGCCTGTGCTATAGGTCATTGGGCTATTAACAATTGGAACAAGGCCATGAGGATTGAGGAATAATGCCAGAGTTAAATGCAAACATTCCACCAATAGAATGTTATGTTAGAGGTAATTTTTTAAGAGATCAACAAGACTCTCATGATCAATATTTTCCTGTGGTAATTTTTGGTGTGTCAAGTGTAAAATCAAGAAGTCCGTTGTTTCATTTCTTGATGGAGGATGGTGGCCTTTGGTGGAGAATGCCAATTAATGCTTTTTGTACTAAGCCAGATACCCCAGAACAACCATTGTATAATTTAGTTCTTTGGAATTCTTTTAGTTCACATATATCAGTAACTAAGTTTGAAAATTTAAGTAATATGAAGATGTCATATTTAGACAGAACTAAACAAAATATATTTGGAAAGTACTTGTTTACTTTAGACTGGCACAGTCCAGATAGCAATATACTAGATGATGGATACTCCGAAAACCCAGGGCAGCATAAGTGTGGGCATGTTATTCAACGCGATGATGGTAATTTTGCTATACAGCCAAATAATAGGGTTCGTTTATACGAGCCATCATTTGTTACTAAAAAATCATTAGTAATTGATAGATTGATCAATACAAATGCTTGGGATGTCGAAGGGTACAGCAAATGGACTACAGAAGACTCTAACTCCTATAACTATGATATTATTGATACAGAGGATGATGAATAGTATGGCTTCTGGTAAAATGTATAGTAGCGAAGTTTTTATGCGTAAGAGATATCTTATGGATAGAAAATCACCAGAAGAAATTGCCAAGGAGTGTGGATGTAGTGTTGAAACAGTATACGTTTATTTGGCTAAGTTTAGATTAAGGAAATCAAAAAGGTGAACAACTTAACTCAAGATACAATTGCTAATATTTGCGATAATATAAAGAGCATGCTTATTGAAAAAAACAAATCATATGGTGATTCTGCACTTGATCCAATTAGAGTATTTTCTAAAGCAAGTTCAGATGAGCAGATAAAAATAAGAATTGATGACAAGTTGTCTAGGATATCAAGAGGTTCTGAGTTTTATGGGGACAATGATTTAGATGATTTAATTGGATATTTAATTTTACTTAAGGTTTCAAAAGTTTATAAAAAGGGAGATGTGTAAAATGGAAGGTCACGACATAGATAAAACAAGAACAGATGAGGACATGAAAGAAATTGCTTTTAGTACACCAGCAGCAGCCGAATACCATCCTTTAGATAGACAAGATGGAATAAATATGTATGAAACTTTGAACAAACAGTTTTCAAAAGTTTCTAAACAAAGTTATAAGGCTTTATTACAAAATGAAAAAGTAGAACTACCATTTGCAAGACAGTTAACTGGGTGGAATAATTTAATAGAAGGACTATATAAAGATTCTAAAAAATTAGATACAACTCAGTTGTGGGTTGATTTTCCAGAAGATGAGTTTGTTCCAAACAAGCAGGGCTTTAGATCAGATGAATTTACAAAAGAACATAAGGGCAAGCACATATTTTTTAATGGTTGTTCAGTAACCTACGGACAAGGATTGTATACAAAAGAAACTTGGTCATACTTATTGCACAAATTAATTGGAAAAGACGAAGAGGTTTCTGGATACTACAACATAGGTACTCCTGGAAAAGGTGTTTTTGACATTGTTGCAAGCACTTTTAAATACATAGATAAGTATGGTAATCCAGATGTAATATTTTTAGACTTGCCAGATTTAAACAGATTCTACGCTTTAAATTCAGATAATGCTGATGAACTAGATAGACCAATGGATCCAATAGATTTGTTTTATTCTTTGAACGAAAACTATAGACATTCTTTAGTAAAACAAAATTCAACCTTAGCAATGTTTACTTCAACTCTATCAATATATTTATATCAATATTTAATGTTTTTAGAAATATATTGTAAGTCTCACAACATACAGTTATTTATATTTTCTTATGTTAGAGGAACAGATGCATTTTTAAGTTTATGTAATTTAGACAACTACTATATTACTACTGATCCAAATACGATGAACAAAATAGAACAAGAGGTGTTCGAATATAGCAATAACCATAAGGATGATACATTTACAATGGTTGCAAGAGATGGCAGACATTACGGCACAGCATTTCATCACGTATGGGCAAATATGTTATATAAGATGTATAAGGAAAAAAATAGTGTCAACTGAACAAGATTTAGTACAACACTTAGATCAAGTAAATAAAGTTGTTGAAGAATATCTTAAAGGAAATGATCCTACAAGAATATCTAAACAACTTGCAATACCAAGACAACAGGTAGTTAGTTTAATTAATGAGTGGAAGGTTATGGCTTCCGCTAATGATGCAATTCGTGCTAGAGCAAAAGAAGCACTGGTTGCTGCAGATACTCACTATAGCAAATTAATTACAAAGGCTTATGAGGTTATTGAGGATGCAACAACAAGTGCTAACCTAAATGCCAAAAGTCAGGGAATTAAGTTGGTATTGGATATTGAATCTAGAAGAATTGATATGTTGCAAAAAGCAGGGCTTTTAGAAAATAAAGAACTAGCAGAAGAAATGGTACAAATAGAAAGAAAGCAAGAAGTACTTATGAACATATTAAAAGATGTTGCTTCTGAGTATCCACAAGTTCGTGATGAAATCATGAGACGACTTTCAAGCATTGCCAGGGAAAGCGAAGTGGTTACAGTTGTCCATGATGTTTGATGATTTTTTAGAAGTATTAAAAGATAATCCATTTGAAGAAATTCCAGTAGACGCTAAAACATTTATTGAGCACGAAGACTATTTGGGACAACCTGCACTATCTAAAATTCAGTATGACATAGTTGAGGCTATGAGTCAAATTTATAGAAAAGAAGATTTGATAGATTTGTTGGGTGAAAAAGAAGGTACAGAATATTATAATAAGTATACTAAAAATGAAATCATTCTTCAGTTAGGTAAGGGTAGTGGTAAGGATTTTACTTCTACAGTTGCTTGTTCTTATATTGTTTATAAGTTACTTTGTTTAAAAGATCCCGCTAAATATTTTGGTAAACCATCAGGAGATGCTATTGATTTAATTAACGTTGCTATTAACGCACAACAGGCTAAGAACGTTTTCTTTAAAGGTTTTAAAACTAAGATTGAAAAGTCTCCATGGTTTATAGGAAAGTTTTATGCAAAGGCAGATAGCGTAGAGTTTAATAAATCTATTACAGTTTATTCTGGACATTCAGAAAGAGAATCACATGAGGGTTTAAACCTTTTGCTTGCAGTGCTTGATGAGATTTCTGGTTTTGTTTCTGAAGTTGGCACAGGAAATGAACAAGGTAAGACTGCAGAAAATATTTATAAAGCATTTCGCGGCTCAGTAGATTCTCGTTTTCCAGATTTAGGGAAAGTTGTATTGTTATCTTTTCCAAGGTATGTAGGAGATTTTATATCTCAAAGATATGATGATGTTGTTTTAGAAAAAGATGTTATTGAAAAAAATCATAAGTTTATTTTAAATCCAGCATTACCAGAAGATGAAGTAGGAAACACATTTGAGATTTCGTGGGAAGAAGATGAAATTGTTTCATATAAGTATCCTGGAGTATTTGCATTAAAAAGACCAACATGGGAAGTTAACCCAACTAGAAAGATTGATGACTTTAAGTTAGCCTTCTATACAGATCTTGGGGATGCAATGATGCGTTTTGCATGCGTTCCAACCTATTCATCAGATGCGTTTTTCAAGCAGGCAGAAAAAGTTAGAGCCTGTATGACTGGTAGAAACCCTATAGATAATTTTAAAAGATTTGATGAAGCCTTTAAACCTGATCCAGATAAGACCTATTATGTTCACGCTGACTTGGCACAAAAGCATGACAAGTGTGCTGTAGCCATTGCTCACGTAGAAAAGTGGGTTAACGTTCAAGTAATCAAAGATTACGAACAGGTTGCTCCTATTGTTGTTGTGGATGCAGTGGTTTGGTGGGAACCTAAAGTAGAAGGTCCAGTAAACCTATCAGAAGTAAAGCAATGGATTCAAAACTTAAGAAGAACTGGTTTTAATATAGGTTTGGTAACATTTGATCGTTGGCAATCATTTGATATTCAAAATGAACTAAAGGCAGTTGGAATGAGAACGGATACTGTTTCAGTTGCTAAAAAGCATTATGAAGATATGGCAATGCTTATTTATGAAGAAAGATTAGTAATGCCTTCAATTGAATTATTGTTTGAAGAGTTAACTGAGTTAAAAATTATGAAGAATGATAGAGTTGATCATCCTCGTAAAAAGTCTAAAGACTTAGCGGACGCAGTTTGTGGTGCTGTATTTGGTTCAATTGCTAACACTCCAAAAGATATTGATTTAGAAGTTGAAGTTCATACTTTTGCAGATAGACCTAAATCAGATAGATCAAAAGAACTGTTTGTTAACAACAATGTGATTAGACCAGAACCACCAAAAGAAGCACTTGAATACCTAGATCAGTTTAAACTAATCTAATAAAATGTTATAATAGTACTATCTCACATTGGAGGTAGTTATTAAATTAATAACTTTAGGACTCTTCGCAGAGCATTCTTTGTCTTTATAGTATCCTGCATACTATTACTTTCTTGTATTCCATTAGTTAAATCAATTGCTAATCCTCCAACCTATTACCCATCTGGACCACAACAAAATGTTGATAAATCTGTAGTTGAATCTGGTGGATGGGCTCTGTGTTGGTCTGGAACTTATGGAGGTACTGATTTATTATCAAATATAACCACTGCTTGTGATCAAGACTATATTCTATATGCTGGTGGATTAACCAATAACTCAAACTTAATGCTTCTTGCTGCTGGTAAAAGAGAAATGGTATTTACCATTCAACCAAACATGTCTAATCAAACTCTATTAGAAAACGGTTCCTATTGGTATTTTAATACAGGCTATGGCTCTATGGGGTTTGCTCCAAATAGTACTATCCAACAAACTTCTGCAGATACTTATGCTGCATGGGGTGGAAATTTAGATGATGGCTCACTTCGTTTATCTTGGCATACTGGTCATTGTGGAGATGGACAGATTTGTGGTGGATGGAGAGTAGGAACTGTAGTTGGATTAAATAGTTCAAATGAATATACAAGATATATCTATGAGTCAACTGGTGGTGCTACACCAAGCCCTACCCCAACACCTACCGAAACACCTACAGAAACTCCAAGTCCTACACCAACACCTACAGAAACACCTACAGAAAGCCCTAGCCCTACTCCTACGCCTACAGAAACACCTAGTCCTGATCCAACTCCAAGTCCAACTCCTGATCCAGTTCAACCAGACCCAAACCCTCAGCCAACATTCGAACCAGAGCCAGTAGTGATAGAGGAACCAGAACCAATAGTGATAGAAGAGTTACAACCAGAACCTGTAATCGAACCTTCACTTGAACCAACTCCTATAGAAGAAATTATACCAGTAGAAGAAGAAATTAACAATGCTATTGATGAACTAATAGTTAATGAAGAAGAAATTTCAGATGAACAATTGCAAGACATTACAGACTTATTGTTGGATAACTATGAAGTTGATGAAGCAATGCCTATTACTGAATTATTAGAAGAGTTAAACGATGAGCAGGTGTTAGAACTTTTAGAACAGTTAGATGAGAATCAAATAATTGAATACCGTGAAGGTGTTGAGATAGAGGCAGGTGTTGCAGTTATTTTTGAACAACTGTCTGACCCTACAGCCTTAATAGGAGAGTTATTTTCAGACCCAAGTCAAACATTTGAAGCACTTGGACAATTGGGTGCTGATATGACAGAAGAAGAAAGAGAAGACTCAGAAGATGTAGTTATTGCATCAGTTATTGCTGTTCAAGCAGTAGGTGCAGCAATGGCAGCAATACCACCAACCTCAAGTGCACCAACTGGTAGTACATCTGGTCCATCAGGATCTGGTGGAAGTAGTGGTGGGGGAGACGCTGGCGGCGGTGGCGAAGGCAGCGACAGCAAAAAGAAAAAACTTAAGGTAAAGCGTAAGCCTAAACTTAAGAATCGTAGAAATACAAGGAGGATAAAATGATAAAAGCAATATTAAAACCTTTTAAATTTATCTTCAAAGCAGTTAAGTTCGTAGTTATGTTACCTATAAACCTAGTTAAGTTTATTCTGATCAAGGTTTGGGCGGTAGTTAATTATGTTCTTAATCTTGTTTGGAAGATCATAAAAGGTATATATAAAGCAGTAGTAGCGGTAGTCAAAGAAGGTATTGAATTTGTTACCTGGATTATCACAAGTATATACAATGCAATTAAATGGGTATTTGTTAGTACCTGGAAATTAATTGTATGGATGTTTCAAAAAGTATGGAAAGCAGTTAAGTTTGTATGGGCATGGCTAGTAGAAGCATTTGTAGAAACATTAAATCAATTGTGGACATTACTAGGTATGTTCGCAGCATGGCTAGTGCTTGAAGGATCTGCAAAGATCACTGTTGGTTATGCAATCATCATAGTTCTTGTTGTCTGGTTAGTGACAATAAGAGTTAGAGGGGAGGAATAACATGGCAAAAGAAACAAAATTAGATGACGAAAAGGCAATGGGAGCAATAAGCGGTATTAAAAATATTCTACTTAGAATAATCGCTGTATTTGCAGCCAATGGACTTGGGGTTATTGGTGCTGGTGCAATTATCGGTATCGATACTGTGAGTGCAATAATTCTTGCAGGAACTCTAGGAGTTGCCACAGTAGTTGAAAAACTAGCACGAGGATTTATCGATGATGGAAGACTAAGCATCGAAGAAATCAATAGTGCATTTAACTCAGTAGACAAGAAATCTAAGTAGGTATTTGACACCCTCCCTGGGTAATGGTATACTTGAAATAACCATATCTAGAGAGGGTTTCATTTGACCTGCATTGCAGTAGTTAGACAAGAAAATAAGATTTATATGGCTGGTGACAGAGGTGCATCAGATGAAAACAGCATGCTTACTTTAAAAGCACCTAAAGTTTGGAAGACTGGTCAATATCTAATAGGATATGCTGGCACCATGGATGGTGAAAGAATAAGGTTAAACTTTAAACCACCTGTACCAGAAGGTAACATAGATAAGTTTATGTATACAAAATTTTTAATATCACTAAGAGATTTCTATGACAAATGGTGGGTTGACGTTTCTAAAGACTCAGACTTTGGAATGATAATTTGTGTTAAAGGTAGAATGTTTGAACACAGTGCTTTAGATATGTCACTAACAGAATATGATTTAGATTATTTAGCAATGGGCTCAGCATCAGAGTTTGCATTAGGATCACTTTACTCTACTCAAAAACAAAAGAATGGAAGAAACAGAGTTATTCAAGCAGTAGGTGCTGCTATTAATTTTTCAACATCTTGCACTGGTCCTATTGACACGGTAAGCATCTAGGTCTATACTAGATATATGAATACAGAATTTGAGATTTGGCTGTTACAAGGCATTGACAAAGGCTGGATAACTGAGCCATTTTGTAGTACTCATGATGGTGGTTTTCAATACATGAGCGAAGAAGAGCAAGAAGAGTGGGACCAAGGCGGCGACCCATGTTGTTATGTAATTAGATTAATGGAGTTAT